CTCCCGAGTCAGTTGATGCCATGACAGCTCTTGCCGAGATGTTGGAAACCGTTCGAGCAGAGGGTCAGCGCCGTGTTGCGCAAGCTGAAGAGCTTGCTTCTCGCGCCGCAGAAGCCACTGCCCGAGTTAAGGGAGACAGTATCGAAGAAGCAGCAGCCACTCCCATGGACGAGGAAGAGATTCCTTCCGACGATGAGGCAGAAATGCCCGTTGAGGAGCCTTCAGAAATGGAGGAGCCTATGGAGGAAGAAGAGCCTGCCATGGAAGACGAAGAAGAGGACGAGGATAAGGATAAGACTATGTCCACAGCATCAACCGAATCGGAAAAGAACGAAGAGTTCACATCAGAATCCGACGAAACCGTTGTCGAGTCAGCTGAAGTTAGCGCCGACGTGGAGACCGAAGCTGAGGTAGCTGAAGCTACCCCTGCCGAAGAGCCCACCGAAGCTTTCTCAGCCGAGGAGACAGAACTATCTGCAGAGCCAGAGGAATCCCCCTCTGAGGAAGCAACAGAAGAAGCAGTTGTTGAAGAGTCAGCAGGCGAAGAAGTTTTCGCTGTTGAGGACGAAGCATCTGTTACAGAACCCGAAACAGAAACTAGTGAGCCAGAGGCTCAGGAAGAGGCACCCGTGACAGCCGCAGTTGATGGAACGATTGACGTTCCTGCTGACCGTCGCCCCGTAGCCCCCGCGACATATGCTCCAGTGGCAATCACTGCTGGTGCTGACATTCCGGGGCACTCGGCAGGTAGCACCCTTACCGACATGCACGCAGTTGCAGAAGCTATGGAGAAACGTCTCCACAGCTTGCGTCGTGTTAACGGTGGAGATGGAGAACAACACATTGTTGCTTCTATCACCACGCAGTACCCCGAGGACCGTATGCTCGGTACTGACCCCGAAGAAAACCGCGCAAAGATTAACGACGTCGTCGGTGCCCAGGCTCTCGTAGCCTCGGGTGGTTTTGCCACACCTCTTGAGGTGCGCTATGACGTGTTTGGTCTCGGGACGGCTATCCGCCCCGTACGCGATTCACTTCCTCGTTTCCAGGCTGACCGTGGCGGTATCCGCTACGTAACACCGCCTGTTCTTTCCGGCTATGCAGATGCTGTTGGTGTGTGGACAAACACTACCGACACCACTCCTGAAACGAACGTTAAGGCTAGCCTGACAGTTACCGCCGCTTCGGAGCAGACTGCCGTCACAGACGCTGTCACACTCCAGATGCAGTTTGGTAACCTGTTCACTCGCGCGTATCCTGAACTACTTGCTCGCCACAACGAGCTTGGTCTGATTCAGCACGCACGTGAGGCAGAGCAGAACATCCTCAGTCGCATTGCCGCTGCATCTACAGCTGTTACGACCACCAGCCTTATTGGCTTTGGTCGCGACTTCTTGGTGCAGGTCAAGCGCTCTGCCGCAGCGTACCGCTCGCGCCACCGCATTGACCCCACGACTCAGCTCCGCGCAATCGTCCCTTCTTGGGTTTACGATGCAATGGCTGCAGACCTGGCTCTGGCTATGCCTGGAGATGGAACACTCTCCGTAAGCACCGCAGAAATCAATGGTTACTTGGCTAACTCCAACGTCACGATGGTTGCTTCGCTTGACCAGAACGTGTTTGGCTCTCAGGGTGTAGCTGCACTTCTTGAGTTCCCCGATTCGTTCTCGTGGTACCTGTTTGCTGAGGGAACATTCTTGTTCCTTGACGGTGGAACACTCGACCTCGGAATTATCCGTGACTCGGGTCTTGTTGGAACCAACGACTACAAAATGTTCGTTGAGACCTTCGAGGGTGTTGCCTTCGTTGGAACAGAGGCGCTTGTTATCACCTCGACCATTGCGGTCAACGGTGTTGCTGCGGCCCTGCGCGACACAACTGGTGGCGCAACCGCTGCCGCGATTGAGTACTAAACACTCAATCAAAACTCTGAAGGTTCCCCCTGGGCTTATGCCTGGGGGGAGCCCCAGAACACTAAGAAGAGGATTGCACACACATGGTTTCTAGAGGCGTTGTTGACCCGCTCGAACTTACCCCGTACCCTTATGGAGTATTCAGTGTAGCTCCTCCCACGACCCACACCGCTCGCGGATATGACGAGAAGTGGGTTAGAGGTTTTTCACAACTATTAGACTCTCGCCCTACTGCTATTCGCAACTGGGATGTGACAAGTAACACTGAAGATGTAATTTACTCTCAGTCTTTGGCCAATGATGTCGCAAGATTTATTGAAAATATTACTCCGTTTTTTATTGAAGTTGAAGACAACGCTTCTACTCTTGGCTTGAACGGTGAGGACCGGTTTGCCCGTGTTCTTCGCCAGCTTGAGGCTAGTTCTCAGAAAGCTGTAGAAACAGAACTTTGGCTGGGCACGATTGCTCAGGCAGAGTCGCTCAACAACACATACTTATGCGATGCTTCTACAGCCACTGTTCTTAATGGTGGGACAGCTCTTGAGGCAAAGAAAGCTCTTGCTATTTTGGAGCAATATATTGCTTCCAGCTCTCCCACAGGAGAGACAGGAGTTATCCACATGCCTAAACATATTGCTTCTCTTCTGGGTACTGCTATCGAATTTGACAAGAAAAAAGAACACTTAGTTACCCGCTTGGGCACCCCTGTTTCTGCGGGTGCAGGATATACGGGTGCTGGGCCTGTTGGACAGACTGGCGCTGCTGCCAGTGATACAAACAAATGGATGTACGCTTCTGGAACTACCAATATTCATCTCGGTAAGTCTGAAGTCGTCAACGATACATTGTCCCAAGGGTACAACGTGTCGGGTAATAAGAATGACATGAGAATAAAAGCTACACGGCCTGCGGTTGCGTACTTTGATAGCTCAATACACCTCGCAGTCCGAGTCGACTTGTCGGTTTAACTGTACAATTATAATAACCAACAAGCTAAAAAAGGAGAATAGCTAACATGGCTACTCAAGATTATGCCGCTAGCATTCAGGGTGTGTCCATTCGTGTTACCCGCCTCAATGCATACGGAAACCTTCTCAACGGTCCCGGTGACAGCTACACCACCTCGGCCTTCATGCGAATTTCGTTCACCCCCGAATATGAAGAGGGCGATGAAATGACCGAAAAGTCTGCAAACGGTTCCGTTTGTGTGACTTACAAGTCTCCTGACACGCTAAAGCGTATCACTATGGAACTTGCTATCTGTGAGCCCGACCCTGAGCTTACAAACCTTATTTCTGGTGGTCTCTTGCTCCGCAAGAACCTCGGAACTTTCGCCAGCCCCAACAACCGTAGCATTGGTTGGGCCGCTCCTGCTGTTGGAGACGACCCTGCAGGTAACGGTGTGGCAATTGAGACTTGGTCTCTCGCCATCAAGGACGGCAAAAAGTCCGCAACACTGCCGTACTTCCACTGGGTGTTCCCCTATGTCAAGATGCGTCAGAGTGGCGACCGAGTTATCGAAAACGGTATGCTTGCCAACACCTTCGAAGGTTACGGCTTGGGCAACATCAACTTCGGTGATGGAATCGATGACCGTTGGGAGTTCCCAACAGCCGCCGAGCGTCCCTACTCCTACGCTCGCGACGACTGGGCACCTACCGGACGTAACGGCTTCTTCTCGTGGCACGGATTCATCTCGAACACCGTTGTTAACAAGGTTCGTCTTGCTAATGTTGCTACTCTTACGACTGCAACTGCGCACGACTTTGCACCTGGTGAAAAAGTTGTTGTTGCAGGCGCTGAGGTTAGCGAGAGCATCACAGCTGCGTCCGGTGATGGTGCAGAAATTACCTACACTTGCGACAACAGCTTCTCAATTGGCCAAACAGTCACCATCTCGGGTTTGACACCAAGCACGTTTAACGGAGTCTCTACCATCGCTTCTGTAACTTCCTCTGCATTCACTGTCACATCAGCAGTGTCGGGAAGCTCGTCAGGAACTGGTACGGCTGTGTTTAACTCGATGTTTGGCTTCACAGGCAGGTATGAGATTGCTGGAGCCCCAACGGGAACCACATTTACTTACGCAAATGCTGGTACTGACAGTGCCTCTGCTACTGTATCCCCAGTTGGAACTGCGATTGTTGACCCAGACGCACGTGCTGTTAACACATTGCCAGATGCCAACGAGAATGGTACCTACAACGTTCCTGGAAGCAAGGACTACAACGCTGACGATGCAATTGACTACGTCATCAGCTCTAACGAGGACCCAACCTCCTAATTAGCAGTTGGCTGAACGGGTGGCACACTGCATAAGTGTGTCACCCGTTCTATCTAAGGAGACATAAATGAGTACAGGACTTTGGGTTGCCGTATCCGATTTGGGCCCAGACTGGGAGAATTCGGACTACGCTGAAGAAGCGGTGCGCTCAGCCTCCTACATTATGTGGGCTTTGTCGGGGAGAAAGTACACGGGGCTATCGACAGTTACCGAGCGGTACATTAGATTTGCTCCGCTTATCAACACTAGACTTCTTCAAGAAGCTGCGATTCTTAATTCTCGCATTAATAAGACACTTGAGCTTGTACAACCTTGGGTGGCTGCTGAAACAAGAATTCGCCTCCGGGGGCAACCAATCAGAGAAATTAAGACGGTACGCAATGTCGGAGGAGACATTGTAAACCCCGATAGCTACTATTTGGTAGACCACTCGACCCTCCAGTTCTCTGAGGGCGCTTTGATTGTTCCCGCCGATATTGAGGTTAGCTACTCATATGGCGCAGAACCTCCTGTGCTGGGCAAGATGGCTGCTAGGCGTGTCGCTATAGAGTTTATTAAGTTGTGGACTGAGGACAGCGACTGTGCCCTCCCAGAGCGTATTACATCGGTATCTAGGCAGGGTGTTACATACACTGTCTTAGACTCGCAGGATTTCCTCGAAGAGATGCGTATGGGCATCTACGAAATCGACTTGTTCCTGAAGGCAAACAACCCCAACAAGGCCCAAAAGCGCTCAAAAGTTTTTTCTCCCGATATTCCTCGCGCAAGGCGTTATTCTCCTGAAACCCTGACATACCCAGTTTCCACCCAAGACATCGTTGTCTCTAAAAATGGTGGCTCAGTTACTTTGACTCTGGCGTCAATATCTGCAGAATTCCTTGTGGATGAGGCTGGCTGGACTCCCGAACTGATGATTAGAAGCAAGGGTGGGTCCAAATCTAAAATTCTTCCCGGAAGTTCTGTAGTTATCAATTCAGGCAATATCACCCTGACAGTGCCCTATAGAGAAGCATATTTAATTTTGACCCTTGTTAATTCTGGAACGTGGGACTTGTATGCAAACAAAGATGGGGCATCAACCTACATTGAATCGGGTAACCTTACAGTAGACATGACAATCTGACGTAAGGAAGTCCCATGGCAGTAGATATTGATATTTACACATTAGATTTGGACGAGTCTGCTCTTGATTTAGTAAACCTGCTGGACGGGGTGCTTTCTCGAGTTGTCGCTCTTTTTGAGTCTTATGGCGTACCCGTGCCTAGACGTCGATACTGGACCATGACAACACCAGCCATTGATTGCGAACAGCTGGTGGTCTCATTCACTCAAATGTATCTGGGCCCTCCTGGGGACGAAGCTTCCACCCCGCAAAGATGTAATCAGCCCAGAACTGCAGTTATGGAGATTATGGTTACACGGGCTATCCCCGTGGTGGGGCAGAACGGTCAAGTCCCTTCTGCAGATAAAATTGAGAAAGCATCTCGAATCTCTGCTGTTGATGCGTGGGTTTTAATGCACTCTTTGAATCTTCTAGACCAGTGGGATGACGCAGGTTTATACGGTCCTGGAGTGATTGCAACTGTCTCATCCGGAGAGGTTTCTGGCGGTTTTCAGAGCATACTAATGCAGATAACAATGGCGGTTCCCTAATGACTTACGGACTACCCGACACTATAGCCGCGGGTGTTGCTAGACGTCTAGCTGGAATGATTCAGAATGCAGGCCGTGGCGGTGGTGGCGGTGCCAGCGGTTTTGGGTTCACTGTAAAAAAACTTGTTATTGACAAAGTTGCTTTGGGGCATATGCTCAACAGCCCTGGCGGGTTAGTGGGGGAATACCTAGCTAAAAAGGGTGACAAGATAGTAGCTGCTGCGCGTAGGCAGGTTGGTGTCGATACTGGTGCCTTGCGTAATTCTATAAAAATGGTCCACTTTAGGTCTTCTAGGGGTCAGTATTTGTGGATTGGTTCCAAGGAGAGCCACGCTTATATGCACCATGAGGGGACTATAGCTCATGTAATTTTGCCAACAAGGTCTACCATGTTGCGTTTTCGGGTAGGTGCTCGAATTGTTTATAGTAGGGCTGTGAGGCACCCCGGAACAAGACCAAACAAATATCTTTCGGACCAGCTATATTTAGTGAAAGTCTAGTACAATAGTGAGTGACATAAAGAGTCGCTCTGCCAATAAAGACAACAAGGAGAAAATGATGGCGCGTTTCAAGGACTTCGGTTCGAAGAGTTTGGATGAGATTGAACCACTCTCATTCAAAATTCACAAAGAAGAGTTTCACTGTATTAAGCAGGTCCAGGGTAAGGTCCTGATGGAGATTGTA